CCCTGGTTCTCGCTGCGCTATCGCGATCCGGCTTTCGATGCCGACGATACGGCCAAGGAATGGCTGGAAGGCGCGACCGAGAAAATGTACCAGGCCTTTGCCAGGTCAAACTTTCAAGAGCAGATCCATGAGCTGTACCATGACCTGATAACTTTCGGCACCGGCATCATGCTGGTCGAGCGTGATGAAGAGCAAAAGATCAGGTTTTCAACCCGGCACATATCCGAATGCTTTCTGAGCGAGGATGACCAGGGCCGCGTCGATACTGTGTTTCGCAAGTTCAAGATCAGCGCCAGAGCCGCCTATGCCCGTTGGGGCAGCACCGTTGGCCAGCGCATCGAGAAGATGGCCGAGACAGATCCGTATGAAGAGGTGACACTGGTTCACGTCGTCAGGCCGCGAGATGAGCGCGACGTTACGCAATACGATAGTATGAATATGCCGTACCAGTCTTGCTACATAAACCCTGACGAGAAGATCGTGCTGTCCGAATCCGGCTTCGAAGAAATGCCGTATTTGTGCCCCAGGTATTTGAAGTCCAGCTTTGAACTTGGCTACGGAAGATCACCCGCTAGCAGTGCCTTGCCCGACATCAAGATGTTGAACAAGATGTCCGAGGTCACGATCCGCGCGGCGCAGAAGCAAGTCGATCCGCCCTTGATGGTGCCGGACGACGGCTTCATGCTGCCGATCCGCACGGTGCCCGGCGGTCTGAACTTCTACCGGGCAGGAACGCGGGACAGGCTGGAGCCGCTCAATATCGGTGCCAATAATCCGCTTGGCCTGAACATGGAAGAACAACGCCGGGATGCAATCCGACAGGCGTTCTACGTCGATCAGCTGATCATGGGTACCGGCGGCCAGACCATGACGGCGACCGAGGTGATACAGCGTACCGAAGAGAAAATGCGTCTGCTGGGGCCGGTCCTTGGCAGGTTACAGGCCGAGCTGCTCCAACCGCTGATAGATCGTACTTTCCACATTTTGCAGAAGCAGGGCGAGTTTCCGATGCCGCCAGAAGAATGGCCCGACGACATGCAAACCGACATCGAATATGTCAGTCCGTTGGCCAAGGCTCAGCGCGGCGGGGATATACAATCGGTAATGCGGATGCTTGAAATGCTGATGCCGCTAACCCAGATCGACCAAGGCGTGGTCGATTACCTGGATACAGACGGCATGGTCAAGCATCTGATCAAGGTGCTTGGCGTACCGGCGACGACAGTGCGCGGCGAGCAAGAAGTCTACCAGAAACGTGTCGAGCGGCAGCAGCAACAGGCCCAGGCACAGGAGATGGCGCAGACCACTCAGGTGGCGGAAGCCGCAGGAGCTGCAGCGCCGATGGTCAAGGCTCTTAATGTCGGCAACATCATCGAGGCCGGTGCCGTACCGCAGCAGGCCGCTGAATGACGCCGGATGAATTACACCAGATGTACCGGCGCGTCTTCGAAACGGAAGATGGGCAGAGGGTTATTGATGACTTGAAGACCCGCTTCTGGTTTCACGCGCCGGTACATGCACCTGGCGATACACATGAAACAGCGTATCGGGATGGCCAGCGTTCAATCGTGCTGTCGCTCATCACAATGCTGCAAGAGGACAACAGAGATTTACCGACAACAACCATAGAGGAATAAATTTATGTCCGAAGAACAGGTAGCGGATGTCTCGCAAGAGGTAGCACCGTCTGTAGCGAATACGGATGCCGGGGGTAATTGGAAAGCAAGCCTGCCGGAAGAGATTAGAGATCACAAATCACTGGACTCGATCAAGGATGTCGGTGGCCTGGCCAAGGGCTACCTGCATGCTCAGTCTATGGTCGGTGCCGACAAGGTGCCTATACCGGGGCAGTGGGCAACGTCCGACGATTGGAACATGGTCTACGACAAGCTGGGCCGTCCGGCAGATGCCAATGGCTACGAGCTGACGATGGGCGAGGGCGTCGATGCCGATGACGGTATGGTCGAGTGGTTCAAGAAAACCAGCCACGACGTGGGATTGTCGGGGCCGCAAGCACAGAAATTGATGACTGCCTACAACGAAATGCAGGGCGGTCGAACACAGCAGGCCACCGATGCTGTAGCTCAGACCCGCAACGAAGCGGAGACGGAGCTGAAGCGCGAATGGGGCCAGGCATATGATCAGCGCATTGGTTATGCCAGTGCGGTATTAGCGAATTTTGAAGCAGAGGACATGGCTGAATTGCGAATGTCTGACGGTAGCCTGCTGGGTGACAACCCCGCGGTCGTCAAGTTGATGAGCAAGGTGGGCCAGTTCATTGCCGAGAAGACCGGCGAGGATAGTTTCGCCGGGAGTAAGGGCAGCGGTGTCATGGCACCGGACGAAGCCCACAGTAAGTTACGGGAGATCACGGCACCAGAATCGCCGTATTGGTCAGAGCGGCATCCAGAACACGATTGGTATGTCAACGAGGCCATGCGTCTCCGAGAGTTCACCATCGCAGGGTAGCCTCACGGTCCTGCTGCTTACGCTAAAGCAGCGTCGTCCCGGCGGACGTTAAACGCAAGAATGGTCCAGCATACCGCTGGGTAGCCCTTCGATCCTTTCGCAACGTGGATCGGAGGTTAATCATGTCCACTCAAGTCACGACTGCCTTTGTGCAGCAGTTCGGTAGCAATATCGATCTGTTGTCACAGCAAATGGGCAGCAAACTACGTAGCGCAGTCTCGGAAGAGAGCGTTACAGGCGAGAAAGGATTTTTCGACCAGGTCGGTAGTACTTCAGCGCAAAAACGCACGAGTCGTCACGGCGATACGCCATTGATGGAGTCACCGCACTCCAGGCGTATGGTCACGATGGACGAGTACGAATGGGCTGATTTGATCGACTCGGCTGACAAGGTCCGTTTACTCGCTGACCCGACATCGGTATATGCAAGGGCCGCTGCTTTCGCAATGGGCCGGGCTATGGATGATGTCATCATCACCGCCGCCACCGGAACTGCCAAGACTGGCAAAGCCGGTAGCACGTCAACATCTTTGCCAGCTGGCAATATCATCGCCCACGGGTCTGCAGATATGTCAGTGACAAAGTTGCTCAGTGCCAAGAAGATACTGGATGAGGCTGATGTCGATCCCAGCATCAAACGCTACATCGTTGTAGCACCGGCACAGATTGAGGCCCTGTTGGGCATCACGTCAGTTACGTCGTCAGATTTCAATACCGTCAAAGCTCTCGCCCAAGGCGATGTCAACAGCTTCCTCGGTTTTGAATTTATCACTTCGACAAGACTGGCCGTGGCGTCGAACATCCGCACTTGCTTTGCATGGGCGGCTGACGGCATCAAACTTGGCGTAGGCAAAGACGTTGTAAGTCGCATAGACGAAAGAGCCGACAAATCTTATTCCACGCAGGTTTATTACTGCGCTCAGTTTGGAGCGACCCGCATGGAAGAAGAGAAGGTAATTTCGATTCTTTGCGATGAATCGGCGTAGGGGGGGAATGAACAATGGCTACTGTTTATTCAACTGGACGTACCACATTTGATCAGAACGATCCTGCAGACCAAGTCAAAGCTAACGAGCTTGGCGGTCGCGTAAGAGTTGCCTATGGCACTTACGAGGCTTCCTCTCTCGCTTCCGGCGACGTGGTTGAAATGTTCGCTCTGCCCGATGGGGCGCGTATCATATCGGGCACGCTGGGGCATGATGCGCTTGCCAGCTCGACCACCCTGTCCGTAGGCCATGCGGCCTACGTTAACAGTGCAGGCACGACTGTCGCGCTCGACGCTGACGAATACAAGGCGGCTGCGGCATCTACATCGGCACAGATCGTTGACATTGCTGCAACTCTTGCGCTTGGCGCTCACTCGGAGGTTGACCTTGATACCTCTGGCGACACCAAGAACAACGAGTTTATCGTCACGGTTACGATGGGCGGTGCCGCTGGCACCAACACCATCAGCGTGATGATGATGTATGTGCTTGACTAAACCCTGAGTGCAGCGGCTGGCCTGTCATGGGCCAGCCGCCACTCTATCGGAGATATGCATGTCTGTTGTTGATATCTGCAATTCCGCGCTGAACCACGTTGGCGGCAATAACATCACGTCGCTTACCGAGGACAGCAAACCAGCGCGCCTTTTGAACCAGCGGTATGAGCCGGTACGCGATGCCGTCTTCAGGGCGCACCCTTGGAACTGCCTGATTGCCAGAACCGACTTGGCATCCGACAGCACGGCTCCAGCATTTGATTTCAGTTATCAGTACACCTTGCCGTCCGACTGCCTGCGGGTATTGCAGGCGCAATATCTGGATACGGTATTCAAGGTGGAAGGCCGCAAGATATTGACTGACGACAGCGCCTTTAATTTAATCTACATCAAGCGGGAAACTGACACCGCGAAATACGATAGCCTGCTGATCGATGCCCTCGCGGCCCGGCTGGCGTCTGAGATTGCCTACCCGCTAGTTGCCAGCTCTGTTCTCAGCAACAGTTTGCTGCAAGTCTATTTTTCGAAGTTGAGCGAAGCCAGGTTCGTTGATGCGACCGAGGGCATGCCAGGCAGTATGGATCAGGTTTCTGATACCGGCAGCATCGAAGCCAATACCTTTATAGCTGCCAGGTACTAACATGCCGAAGGCTGCGGCAGCATTAACCGACTTCACGGCTGGCGAATTATCGCCGCGCCTTGATGGCCGGGTTGATCTGCAGAAATACTTTTCGGGCGCAAAGACGCTCAGCAATATGATTGTGCATCCTCACGGCGGCGCATCGCGCAGGCCTGGCACGATCTTTGTTGCGGAGGTGAAGAGCAGCGCCCAGGCCGCGCGGCTGATACCATTTGAGTTCAACGTAGAGCAGACCTACATCCTGCAGTTCGGGCCAAGCTACTTCAGGATTTTGAAGGACGGCGGCGTTATAGAAAGCGGTGGATCGGAGGTCGAGGTCGTAACGACATATACCGAGGCCGAGCTGCCGGAACTGAAGTTCGCACAGTCGGCGGACGTTATGTATGTGGTGCATCCCGATCATCCGCCTCGGAAGATCAGCCGCACCAGCCATACGGCCTGGACGATTGCAGACATCAGTCTGATACGCGGCCCGATGCAAGACCAGAACGTGACGACGACGACGATGACCGCTAGTGCGCGGACAGGCAGCGTTACCATTACGGCAAGCGCATCGACCTTTGCATCGACTGACGTTGGCAGGCTGGTCAAGCTGCATAATGGCTATGCCAAGATCACAGCCTACACCAGTGCGACTGTCGTCACTGCAGCGGTGCAAGAAAACGAAGACCTGCGGACAGAGCTGCAGCCAAGCTATACGGCGTCTACGATAGCTTTACATGAGGGCGACCCCAGCGCGACCGGCCTGGAACACAATGACCGCATAACCGACAGCACCAAGAATTTTGTCGATGAAGGCTTCAAGACGGGAATGAACATCACGGTGTCCGGCGCAGGCACCTCTGCCAACAACGGCTCGTACCTGTCGGTGTCTGTTACTGAAGACACCATATTGCTGGCACCATCCGATGACGTGACGGCAGAAGCGGCATCATCGAGCATTACAATCGTTGGCGATCTGACGGCTGACCGGGACTGGTCGCTGGGGGCGTTTAGTCCGACGACCGGCTACCCGTCTACCGTGACGCTGTACGAACAGCGCCTGGTCTTTGCCGCCACGGCGAACCAGCCGCAGACATTATTCTTCAGCGTTTCGGGAGACTTTGAAAACTTCACGGCTGGTACGGATGATGCAGCCGCGATGATCTACACCATCGGCTCCAACCAGGTTAACGTCATCAGGTATCTGGCATCGGGCCGGTCGCTTTTGGTCGGCACGTCCGGCGGTGAGTTTGCCGCCAGGGCTGGCGACAGCGATGCCGCCATCACGCCTACCAACATCCAGATCAAGCGGCAGGCGACCTATGGCACGGCTGACATCCAGCCTGTCCAGGTGGCCAACGCAACGCTGTTCGTTCAGCGAGCCAAGCGTAAGCTCAGAGAGCTGACCTACAACTTCGATACCGATAGCTATACTGCACCGGACCTGACGATCCTGGCAGAGCATATTACGGAGAGCGGCATCAAGGAGGTCGCACTGCAGCAGGAGCCGGACAACATTATCTGGTCGGTTCTGATCAACGGCATCTTGGCAGGCATGACCTACCGCCGGGAGGAGAACGTCGTAGCCTGGCACCAGCACAAGATAGGCGGCGTCTTTGGCGCTGCAACGGTCACGGTTACGGACTACGCCAACATCGATGTCGGTACTGACATTATACTGACCAAGTCGGACGGCACGCTGGTGACCTTTACGTCCGAGGCATCCAGCGGCAGTGCGCCGACCGAGGATAACGGCTGGCGGCCAAACGAGAGCAATGATACGACGGCGGATAATATCTATACGGCCATAAATGCACACACCGATTTCACGGTGGCGAACCCTGCGGCCAACGTCGTCACGATCTACGAGACACTGAAGACCGGCACCGATCCGCTGACAGTGAAGAGTACGGATGCGACAAGACTGGCGGTCACCAGTGAATCATACGCCGTTGTTGAAAACATAGCCGTGGTGCCGGGCGATCTGAACGAAGACGCGATCTACCTTGTCGTCAAGCGGACGATCAATGGGGCAACGAAACGCTACATAGAATGGTTTAATCTCTTTGAGTTTGGCTCGAATGTTGAAGATGCATTCTTTGTCGATAGCGGTCTGAGCTTTTCCGGCTCGGCATCGTCGAGCATATCCGGCCTTAGCCACCTGGAAGGCGAAGCCATTACCATACTGACCAATGGCTCGACGCATCCAAACAAGACGGTGGCGTCCGGCGCGGTTACGTTGGACAGGACGACGACGTATGGACATTTCGGCCTTGGCTACGCCTCGACCTTACAGACCATGCGGATCGACCAGGGTTCGGCGCAGGGTACAAGCCAGGGCAAGACCAAACGCATACATGACGTGACGGTACGGCTGTACAGGTCGGTCGGCGTCAAGGTCGGGCAGTCAACGTCACAGCTGGATCTGATCCCGTTCCGCTCCAGTGCGGATGAGATGGGCCTGCCGGTTCCGCTTTTTACTGGCGACAAGGATGTCGAGTTCGATGGCGGATATGACACTGATGGCTTTATTGTGGTGCGGCAGGATCAAGCCCTGCCGCTTACGGTCCTGGCAGTCTATCCACGGCTGATGACGTTTGACGAGTGAGGCTGATCCCATTCGTACCAGCCCATGCCGAGGCATTACTGGCTGATGATCTGAATGAGGGTTGCCCGGAAATAGTTGACGATTGGTCTGCATGGATTGGCGACCTGGTTAATCCAGACATGGCCTTCACGGGGATCGAGAACGGCCACCTGGTTGGCAGTGCCGGTCTGATCAAGATATGGCCGGGCGTCAGTGAGGCCTGGTTCGTTGGCTCCTGGCGTTTGAACAACAACGTCATGGCCGGTGCCAGGGCGACCAGGCGCAAGCTAGATGAATTGATGAAGGCGCATGAGCTGCACAGAATACAGGCAGTGGTTCGGGCTGACTGGCCTGCTGCCAGGCGCTTTGCGCGCTACCTGGGAATGAAGGACGAGGGCGTAATGAAGCAATACGGCTCCGATAGAATGGATTACATGCGGGTTGCCAAGACTATAACAATGCCGAAGGGTCGCTGATATGGCCGCACTACCTATGGTGCTGATGGTCGCTAGTACCGCATTGGCGGTTGGCGGCGCGATCTATTCAGCTAATGCTGCAAAGCAGCAGGCGGACTACGACGCCAGCGTTGCTGAACGCAATGCGGAGAGCGCGGACATCAAAGCAGAGACGCTGGTGGCCGAAAACGCGCGGAAAGAGATCGACTTTATCGAGGACTATACCGACTTCGCCAAGCAACAGGAGGTGGTCAGAACGAAGAGCGGTGTCTACGCCTACAGCGGGACGCCAATGGAGGTAGCTATGAAGTCGGCCCAGGAAGCTGACAAAGAGATCTACCTCCGCCGCTACAATGCAGAACAAGGCCGACGCGATACAAAAGACCAAGCTGCCGGGTTCCGCGCCCACGCCGTCAATGTACGGATAGGCGGCGAGGCCAAACGGACGGCTGGTTATATCCAAGCTGGATCGTCGCTGCTGGCTGGCGGTGCGAAAATAGCGAAGTATGCGTAATGGCAGAAATTAAAATCTTCCGGTCGCAGACCGCGCGCGTCACGCCACAGACACAGCCGCTGTCTTTGCGTGCGCCGGACCAGGGCGTGGTCGGTCGGGCCGTGTCCCAGCTGGGCGAGGTTGTCGGGCGCATTGGCGAAGAACGGGCACAGATTAATGCAGCATCAAAAGCCACCGCCGCGCATACGGGGTTCCAAAAGAGTTTGCTGAACCTTGAGCGTGAGGCGGGTGGAGTACAAAGAACAAGCAGAGGAAAGTTCGTACCACTAGACGAGGCCGAGACGCATTACACGGCCAACTCACAACGTCTGTACGACAAGTGGAACAACAGCTTAACTTCGACCTACGCCAAGTCGCTGTTTGCCAAGGCGGCAGGGCCGACATCGTACAACTCTCGCGGGAAATTTTTTAAAGCGTATGACGTCAAGCTGATTTCCGCCGCCGTTGCAGACGCCCATTTCAAGGCTGATGGTCATGCTGCGACTGCTTCTGACCTGGGGCTGAGCTACGAACGTCGCTATGACGCAACAAAGCAAGCCGTTTTTGGCTTCGCTGAATTAGCCGAACGCGGCATTATAAATACGGCGGATGCCGTCAAAGCTCAGAGAACCTGGGCTGCTAGCGCCCTTGAGACGACCCTGCGCCGCCACATGGAGGGCAACAGGGGTGGAAAAGGCGGTGCAACGGCCATCGTTGAACAGTTTAAAGACGGCACGCTAGACGATAGGCTCGTTGACAAACTCGCCAAGGCCGTTGGCCAAAAGGGAATGATCGCGATTACGACCCGCATGGAGAGGTCGGCGCACTACATCGACACGCATAAGCGGCAGAAGGCGGATCGAGCTGAGAAGCTGGCCAAGAGGGCCATAGCGATAGACACGGGTCGGTTTTACAGCGCCCCTGATCTGAAGACAGCGACGAAATACTACGAGAGCTTGCTGACGCAAGGCGGCTTCGACTCAAAAGCTGAGATTGAGAACGCCCAGGAATGGCTTGGCATCCTTGGCGATACGCGGTTCGCAGACAAGGCGGATGAGACGGTGTTCAGGACAAGCACGCAGGGTTCCAAGGATAGCGCATTAACTAGTTTGTTTGCGGATGATCTTAACAACAGGATGACGCACGCAAGAGTTATAGCTCAGAAAGGGAACTTAACGGAACCCGTTTTCAGAACAATGATGCAGAAGGTTATCACAGAGCATTCAGATGGCATGGTCAAAGCGAAGAGGATCATGGTATCGAAGTTTAAGTTTACCGAAAACATGAATGAGCAAGACACTTTTGAGGAAACACAGAGCCGGGCTGCTTATTACAGGGCCCTTAATAAGCTAGAGAAGTGGGAGATTGCCAACCCGGCAGCTACTTATCAGGATGTTGTCGCCGAAGGAAACAAACTTATAGAGGAAGAAATCGGCGTTCTCGTAAAAGACCTGCAAGCCGAGTTCGCCCGTAATCTAAGTCGCAAAGACTGGGGCGAGGTTCTGGCCCCCGTTCCAGGTAAACCGACCGTAATGAATGCAATGGAGCGCGCGAAACTATTCCTGGCAGCAAATGGTGGAAACAAGCGAAAAGCCCAATGGGCGCTGCAGGTAATGAAAACGCTCCAGGACATGGACGATTTCGGCGTCAATATAACTATACCGCAGGGCCAATGATATGACTGCAGCATCTGACGTATCTATCGCTACAGAAGAGAGGGGATCAGGGCCAGTGAAACTTAACCTCCCTGCTGCGCCCTTCCCGCACTTGTCGGCCCAGCCGCCATCGGCAGGCCGGAATATCCAGCCAGTCGCTGAACCTTCCCGGCCCTTGGAGATTGAAGTACACCCTGTCCCTGATATTAATGAAGACCCTTTCGACGAGATCGAGCGGTCTGAAAACGCCGAGTTGATGCAGAGCTTAAACACGCTCAACCCGATGGACTTTGCCGACACCGACACCGTCATTGATGACTATGGCGAAGAAGTGACCTACGGCATCATCGGCAGGGATACGGATGATGAGGTGGCGATCCGCCTGAATACCGTAGAGCAAGCGCAACAGGGCGACGGCTCGCCGCTACGACCGCCGATGGAAGGCTGGGTAGAGCCGGTTGATTTGGGCGATAGCCTGTCTGAGGTTGATTACCAAGAAAGCCCTAGCGTCTTGGATCAAGTGACTACTCATCTATTTGACTTCGCCAAGTCGCTGGTCGTAAGCGGCCCGGTTAAGGGGGCAAAAAGACTGAACGAGGCCATTCCTATTCCAACAATAACTTTGGATGAGCCTATTACTTTAAGCGATGGCCGGGTTCTTACTGAATTAAACGACATGGCTGATGTCATGGCTTATGGTGGCCATATCACTGGCATGGATGCGCGCGCACCCGTACCGGAAACACTGTCTGGCACTATGGGCGAGGCGTTCGGCCAGGTGCTGCCTGCCATGATCCCTTTGGTAGGCGCTTTGAAAAAGCTGAAACATGGGAAAATAGTCTCTGGCATAGTCGGCGGCTGGCTTGCCGACGTGGCGACGACTGGCATGACAGAGGCCGAGGCAATGGTCGAGGGTCTGCAGTCTATTCCTGAAGAATACAGGCCTGCTTGGGTTCAGCTTGTCGATGATTTTCTCCACGCAGCTCCTGCCGATACAAACGAAGCAGAGATACGGGCGCGCCTTATATCCGGCTCTATCGGCATACCGGCAGGGCTTATGTTTGAAGCCTTGGCACCAATACTCAAAGGGGCAGGAAAACTGTTCGTTACGGCAAAGGATGCTGGCCTGACTAAAGAGGTTCTCACCGTTCTCGACGCATTTAAGGCAATGATGAAGGATAAATCGGGCAGTGTTAAATTGCCTGGTGGGGGGAAGCCGCCAACAGCTGATGAAATAGCCAAGGCCAGAAGCGACACTAGGCAGGGTGCCGACATCGTGGCTGAACGTCTGAACGTAATTGTGCATGAAAGTGAGCGGGTCAAGGGCGGTTCGTACACGCCTGGCAGGCCGGATGGCAGACCCTGGAGCAGTCTAACACCAGACGAGCTTGCAAAGCGTGGGCCAGGTTTCAAAGGAACCGACGCCGATCTAGATCGCATATGGCAGCAGACGCTGGGAGAAGTTAGCAAAGCAGCGCGCGATGCTGTGGAACGAACCGGCGCAACCTGGAGGGCTTTCCCGGCCTCAGAGTGGGACAAGGCTCTACGACTGCCGACACGCGCACAGCTGTGGTATGAGTTAGGCGGCGAGGCTTTTGTTCGTCGCTTGCCCGGCCTCAATAATCAGGAACACATGATGTTCCTCGATGTGATGGGCGCGACAAGCCCGAAAGCGTTGCCGTCAGAAAACCTAGAGCGCGGCCTCGCCGTATTGTCGCAGCGTTTACGGGGCGTGCCTGTTGATGTTGACCTTACTATACGGTCCACGGTAGGCAAGGCGCTCAAGCGCGGCGGTACAGATATTGGTTCTGACCTGGCCAACAAGACCAGGAACTTCTCAGATACCCTGGCCCTTGTCGCTGGCAAGCAGGTCCGGTATCCGATCAGCGTTAACGACGTCTGGGTTGGCAAGGCGTTTGGCATCGACGATAAAGCCCTGAGTGCTAACCAGGCTCTGCATGAAGTGTTCGGCAAGTACATGAATAAGCTGCGTGACAATGTTAACGCATCAGGCGGTCATGCGTTTGATCACCAAAGCTGGAACTTACAGTCGCGGCAGTGGGTGGAAATTCGCGCCGCTGATAAAGGCGTAGACACCAGTTTAGGTAAGACTGTCGAGGGTAGCGATTATGCTAGCGAGCTGGACGCCGCTGTTAAAAAGCTAGAGGCAGCTGGCATCAAAGTTCCCGGCGGCATAATAACCCGCGACATTCTGATGGACCCACGCTTTGCTGATGCGCTGCGGCCCCAGACGCCGGGCTTCAGGGACGCGCCGAAAGCCACCGTCGAGTTCGGCACGTTATTGACGCCGCGCGGTCATAGGGCATCTGAGCTGTACCAGGCGGCTCGCGAGGCTGGCGATGATCTTACTCAGCGCGAGTACCGATCCATCCTGACCAGTTCGATGTATGCTTCTGCTCGCGGCAAGTCCACCTTGTGGGAAAAGGTGGTGCGGACTGCGACTGGCGAGACAAGGTCGGTCACAAGAATTTATTCCCCGACAGCCGATGATCCGTTTGCAATCAGCGGTACATTTGAGGGCGCGGCCAGTCCTAACATTCGCGTCCCGCTAAAGAATATGACGCCGGATCAAATAGCCTACTTTAATGCCGTGATGGGTAAAGGGCTGAAGCAAAAGGCGATGGCTGCTGCTGAGATCAGGCGCTTAGCTAGTCCCAGTGCGCCGTTGCCAGATGGCACGGTTATGACTGCTTCGATCCGCTTTGACTTGGATGGGCCGGTTCCTGAGAAATTGCTGACCGATATAACCGAGGTACTTGGCGAGGGCTTTGAGGTTTCAGCTGCTCGTAATCCAGACGGCATGCTCGTTGATGTTAATCCTAGATTTGGCGATGCCGGTCCAGAGGGGCCGGGTTCGGCTGAGGTGGACGCTGCAATGGCCATGCTTGCCTCAAGGTATGGCGCTCGCAATGTAGAAGCGTTTGCATCGTCATTCAAATCCGATTACGGAAAGCACTATATTGAAGACCCAGGAGATGCTAGTGTATGGAACAAGGTTATTAAAGATACATTGAGGGAATGGAAAAATGGCGCAGCAACCGAAATCGATAATCTCGCCCAAGGCGCAGCCAGCAAGCGAGACATCAGAGCCTTCCTCTCAGGCAAGCTCGACAAGCTCCCCATCGACAGGTCCGCGCTTCCCAGAGGGGTGTCAGGGGCTAGCGTCCGAGGAAAGGCATCAACAATTCGCAAGAGATTATCCAGGCGACTTAGTGATCACGATGAACAATCCAAAGCGGCGGGAGCGGTCGGGTCAGAAGTAGACCGCGAGATGGGCGAAGCGATCCCGAAGTGGGAAGCCAGAGCCGGGCGTAAAGCCGACTAACGTCACAACCAAATAAATCTAGCAAGGGCGCTTTCGAGCGCCCTTTTTTATTGGGCAGATAATGAACGTACCAGTTAACGCAGCAGATCAGGCGCAGCAGGCATCGCAGACAGGCGACGTGCTGAAACCAAAGCACCAACAGGTGGCTGGTATGGGCAACGTCATCCCCTGGGGCAAGGCCGTTCCCTGGGTTGT